ATTACGGACAAACCAACAATAATATATTTAATAATCAATTAGTTATTGATGGAGGTAGCTATGATGACCAAAGAGAATACCTTGATTTGCGAGATATATATGCTGAGAATCAAATTGCATATAGTGACCCTATTGCAACAAGTCAAAAGATTCTTCAGGAATCTATAGATAATCGCATAAGAGCAGAAGAACATTTAAAAAGAATAAGAGGATATTAATATGGGAGTTAAAGAATGGCTAGGAATAGGCTCACTCATTATTACATTACTGGGATTTGCAATCTTTCAAGGAAAGCTAATCGAAAGAATTAATGTGCTTGAATCTCAAAAAGCAGTAGATATTAAACCTTTGACAGCAGACATTGCCATTAATAAAGCAGAGATAGCAGTATTAAACGCTAAAGTTAATGAAATGAAAGCAAGGTCAGACAACCCGTTAGGACAATAATATGCCAAAAAAAGCAGACTTAGATAAAGAAGCCAAATTTATAGAATTTTTTTGTGAGGGAGATACACAAGGAAACGCTAAAGCTAGTTGTATAAAAGCAGGTTGGGATAAAGATAAAAGCCCTAGCCAAATGGGTTCTTATCTTCGCAAAAAACTATCTAACGAAATTAGAAAGAAAAACGAAGAAAGGATAGCATCTACTTCTAGTTACGCAATTAGCAGATTACAGGATATGTTAAATTCAGAACAAGATTCTGTAGTTTTAAATTCTGCAAGACTTGTTTTAGAACTAGGTAATTTTAATCCTCAGACTATAAACTTAAATATAGATGACACCAAACAAAAATCTGACGCAGAATTGATGGAAGAATTAGCTGTTTTAGTTAAAGATATGCCCGGTTTTGCACCAAAACTTCAAGAAATGGAAGAAAAAAAATCTAAAAAAATTATAAAAACAATAAAAAAGCAATCACCTAAACCATCTTTAACCAAACATTAAAGTTCGTATTTAAGGTCATGGTATAATCCTTTTTGAGGTTTTTTTTGTAATTTACGTACTTTTACTTCTTTGCGTGTAAAAGACACAGTTTCAGGTAATCTTTCGCTATCTTTAACAACTTTGTCAATCGCTTCTTCTTCCGAAACTGCACCAACTGCACCACTAAATACAACTGTTGCTCTATAACAGTAGTAATTTTTTTTCATACATCTCCTAATTTATCTAAAGCACTAATCTCAATATCTATTAATTTTTCCATAATTATTTTATATTTTTCTTTATTGAAATCTTTTTCTTTTACACCAACAAAGCTAGACCTTATTAAATCTGTATATATAAAATTACCTTCATTGCAATGTGGGCAGTTTTCTACGGAATTTTTGAATAAAAGCACACCAGTTCCATTGCAGAATGGACATTTTGTTATAATAGATTCTGTTATACCGGCTTGTACGTAGTTTGACACCAAATCGTTTGACACCAAATCATCATTTACACCAAATAAAATTTCTAATTCTTTTACTAAATTAAAATATATTTTTCCACGAGAAGAATCATCATCTAAAAACTTAGATAAAACGTAATATAATTCATTGTTGTTTAATCTTGCGTAAGAAAGTTTTAAAAGCACATCTTCTGACGTAATAGAGTCGTGGCTCTTTGACCTTGTGGAAGACAAATCACATGATGAGGGCAATAGTTTTGCTAATAATTCAGCTTTCAAGCTTCCAAATCCTAAATTTTTCTTTTGCAATAGTACGAAAAGACACTTTAATGCCTTTTTGCCAAGCATAATGTCTTACTGCGTCAACAATTTTATATTCATTTACCACAAAAGACTCCCCCTTTTTCATGTTAATCATAGCTTGTATATATTCATCATACTTGCTTCTAGCACTTAAATGAACATCTTTTTCTATCTTAATCATTATTTTTGTACCATTCGTATAGTTCTTCTTGTGTACCAAATTTTTCTTCGAATGTTTTTTTATTATGGTGTACTCCGTCTTTGCCCCTATGATGTAAATAACAAAGCCCGACAAATTTTTTTTCGTTCCTCAATCCCATTCCTGCCCCCGTTAAATGATGAATTTCACATTCTGAAAAAACCCCATATATTTTAGCACATACAACACAACCAAATGACGCACATTTTTTATATTCTTCTCGGGTTTGTTTGTTGGGTTTCTTAGCCATGTTTAAAAATTATGTGTTAACACACTTAGCTATACTCCCCCCAAAGTGCAGACCTAAATGTCTGACACTTAATCGTCAAACGGGCTTTCCTCTTTTTCTACTTCTGAAAGATAATCTACTTGTATATCCCATTTAGATTCTAAATCATCACAAAAATCATTAGCTTCTTTTTCGCTAAATCCTACTTCTTGCAATGCTCTCACAGAATAATTCCTGTTGTAGTCTTCCCCCGAGTTTTCTATTTCTTCTATTGTATCAAAATAAAAATAATTACACGTTTTGCTCATCAGCTTAACTCCTGATAAAATTTCTTTTCTCTGCGTACATTTGCAGATTGTGTTCTAAATAAATCACAAAACAATTCAGCAGACTTAATTTTATGCCTTAAACCTATGTATTTTTCTTTAGCTTCAGCTATCAAGTCTATGTAATCTATCACTTTTTGTTGTGTGTTAGCGATAGCTTCTCTCTCTTTTTGCGTCATTTTGTCATTCATTAGCTTTAAATATTCCATATCTCTATGATATTTCATTTCTGAGTTATATTTTTCATATAAACTCTCCCATTTGGCAAGTTCTTGCCCTAGCTCAGATATTTTGTGAACGGCTTTTTCTAATGTTTCGTCCCCGAGCTTAATCATTTTTCTTCTTTAGGCACGATTGCCATTCCCTCGTTATTTTTTGTATTTACCAATTCTGTCAAAAGCTTTTCAATGAGAGCCAAAATTTCTTTTTTCCCGTCTTCATTTCCCATAATATAATCTTCTTGTGAATATACACCTTTTTTTTCAGATACTTTTGTTTCACTTACATAGATTATATAAAGCTCCATTATTGCTTTCTCATAAGTTTCTTTTGTATTGTTGGCTAATAGCCTGTGGAATTCGTTCATATCTATCATTTAATCACTCCTATTAATTTATTTTTTACTTTTGTTGGCAAACTATCAAAGTTCTCTTTCGTTTTGTGGCTTCGATAAAGCTCAACAAATCTTTCTTCTATTTTTTCGTAATCTTTTTCGCAAGTTTTGTTCAATTTTAATCCCCCGAGCATTTGGTAAACCTTGTTAGCCGTTTCATCTTTTACTTCTTTTCTGTTAAAAAAATCCAAAAGATACTTCTTAATTTCTAAACTAGAATCAGACAGGTTTTTAACCACATCACAAACTTGTGGCTTCCATTCGCTTGATTGTGTATGTACTGAAAATGCCCTGATACAGTCTTCCATTTGATATGTTCTCAAAGCTAACCAAAAAAATCCTTTTTGTGTGTTATTGAGTAATTTCTGTTTAGGATATGCTTTATCTACTAACTCGATAAAAGCCTTAAATTCTTGTTCTGTCATTATTCCTTGTTCCTTAGTTATTTATAACTTATTTATTAATAACTATAGTTAATTATAAATATATATGTTTATTTATATATAATTATACATACATAGTTATCTATAATTATTAGAAAGTCAATATAAAAATTATTCAAATATTCCTTGCATTGTATAAATCTTTGTATTATTGTGGTATTTGAAACAAGGAGAAAACAATGAAATTTGATAAAGAAACGAAAGTTTTTATGGAAACCTACGATTTAGACGAAAATCTATTTTGGGATTGTCATGGAAGCCCTATCCTTTTGCATAGAGGTTGGCTAAAAGTAGCCAATAAATTAGGCATTGCAGATTACGAACTTACCGAGATAGAATTTAATAGCCAAGCAGGAATTTGTGTTATCAAATGCTCTGCTACGTTAGACGGAATTACTCATACAGACTACGGGGAATCTTCCCCAAAAAACAATACCAATGCTTATATTTGGGCAATGGCTATCAAAAGAGCAAAAGACAGAGTTATTAGGGAATTTACAAATGTAAGTGGTGTAGTTTATTCTGACGCAGATTTAGTAAAAGGAAAAGACGGAAAACTGCAAATGGCAGATAAAGTCGATGCTTTTGAAAGAACAACAGATGAACAAGTAGCCGAAGCTATTGCAGAAGTCAAAAACATAAAAAACAAAAAGGTTATAAAAGATGAAAAATCTAAATCTAAGAAGCAGTAATTTTATAAATTATATTTTTGGAAAATATGTTTCTCGGGAAGAACAGTTAGCACTTGATTTAGAGGGAAAAGAAAGAGAAATCGAGGGAGATTGGCAAAAATACATAATGAATTATGGGAATCTTCACGAAAAGCATGGAATTGCAGAATGGGTTGTATGGGCAGAAGAAATGCCAAACTATATACTCGATAAACAAAAGTCGTTTTCCGTCCCAAATTGGCTCGATTTAGACCAAGAAGAAACAATTAGTCTAAGTAGCACTCCTGACGGGATAAAATCAGATTTTAGCTGTATTCTTGAAGTCAAATGCAGTATGGGTGGCAAGTCATGTTATAAAGATTTACCAAAAGATAAGCTTCCTCAAATATACGGGCAACAAATGGTGTTGAATAGTTGGTTAGAAAGCCAAAAAAACAAAGAAAGAGTAGAAAAAACTCATTTAATTAATTGGACACCGAATCACACTAAAATTTGGGAATGTAAAAGAAACGAAGAATTTGAAAATTATCTTAAAAAATATTTAGAAATATATTCATGGGCATTACTGAATGAAAAAGATGATGAATTAAAAAAACCAATAGAACAATTTAAAGGAGAAATAGAAAAAAGTATTAGCTTAATATATGAAGCTAAAGTATGTGTTTAAAAATAAAGTGTTAACACAGAGAAGGGATTGATGTCGTTAGTTGGGACAGTTATACCTCGAAAGAGATGTAGAATACTATTAACAATGGCTCTTGCGTATAGATGAAACCATTGGGCATTAATAGGGATAGATAGGTAATAGCATACAAATTAATTGTATTGGTCAGTATGCAGACACTTTACAAACCTATCTATCCTTAATGAATTGCCTAGTGAAATAGACAAAAGGAATTGTAAACAATGGAAAACGGCTAGGTAATGGGATAGATAGGGAGCAATGGTGTAGGTATACCGACAGCGACTAAGGTTATGTAAACAGAA